TGACCACCCGCGGCACCGGAGCGCCCTTCACCATATCACTCATGGTTTTGAGGGTGGGCTTGAGGGCGGTTTGCATCAGCCGTGGCGCTACTGCCTTCATCCCGGCACCGATGACCGCCCCCGCTGCTTCAGGGGCCGCGCCATACCCAATCCCTGCCTTAACCATGCTAGCGGCTGATGCTTCGGGATTGGCGTCTGTGCGTTGACCCTTCACACGCTGAATGAGTTGTTTGTAAGCCTCTCCAGCGGTCGCGCCAAGCACCGCCCCAGGAATCGCGCCGACGGCTCCTCCGACCGCTCCACCGACGGCCGGCAGCCAATCGACCGCCGTATCGGTCCAGGTCTTGACGGGCGGTTGTTTCTTCTCGGGATTGGCGTCTTTGTAGAGGCGTGTCGCCGCTGCGTTGATTTCCGCATCGGTCATCGTGTCGGGAAACGCGATGGAGCCTTGGCCGGGAATGTCGATGAGTTTATCCGGCATTACTCAACTTTTCCGGTGGCTGGGTTGTAACGTCGCACGGCCGGCGTCGATGCCTTCGGCGCATATTGATTATTGTCGTTTGAGATCGGCGCCCCTTGACGGATAGAGTTCTCACGGATCGCTAGGTTCTTCCGAATCTGCGTCACGTTATCCAGCAGCGTTTGCTTCGACCAGTTCGAGGACAGATTCTTGGCGGCAAGGGCCAAGGATTCGTCGGTGCTGGAGTTGCCACCCTTGTAGACGGTGCCCAGTTCGCTTGTGAGGTCTGAAATCTGAGCATCGAGCTTCGTCGCAATAGACGCAGCCCCTTGCCCAAATGCGCCATTCTTCGCCAGCGCCAGGTTGGCTTTGTTCAAGAGCGGGAAGCGGCCGGCATCCCATTGCTTCGCTAAGTCCTCAACCAGCGGAAGCGATTCCTTCGTGAAGGCCACGGCTTGACGCAAGCGGACCTGCTGTTGACCGTTCAGCGTGGATAAGTATTTCTGTGTCGCGTTCCAGTCCTCATTGAGCTTGACAAGGTTGACGCCTTGCCGATGCGCTTCAGCCATCAACGCGGTATATTCCCGCGAGGCCCGCGACGGCAGAATCGGCGGGATCGATCCGTCAGCCATCCCCTTGACTGACTCCACCACATCCTTGATGTCTTGGGCATCTTTCGCATTACCGGCCACGTTGATGCGTGGGGCTTTGTCGTCGGCCTGCCCATAGGCTTTACGAGCCTCCAATACTTGGGGCGGCGTGGGATTATCGCCATAGGTTCGCGTGACGTAATCCTCAAACGTGCCAACAGCGGGCGGGGCTTTTGGCGTCGGTTCCTTCGGTGACGGAGCAACGATCTGGTTCGTGCCTTCCATCACGCCAGCACCAGCCGGAACCACCGTGATCTTATGGGCTTCAGCCTGCTTGGCTTTCGTGTCAGCCTGCCCTTCGGTCGAAAGGCTATAGAGATGCTTCTTGATCGTCTCCAGCGCCTGCGGTCCACCCTGCCGAATCTGCTGCTGGATCTGGTCCGCTGTTTGTCCGTCCACGATGCGCGAGCCATGCGCCGCGTTCAGCGCCAAGACGGCATCGGCCTGTTCGGGCGTCTCCACACCTTGCAAGGTCCGCGAGAGCACATCCGTGGCTCGTTGCCGCTGCTTATCATCCTCTGCCGAGAGGTCGTTCCAATCCTTCTCATATTTGATCGCGTTGCCGAGATAGGCTTCACCCAAGCCTGGACTGACGCGAGACACCGCGGCTGACACTTTGCGATGGTCAATCTTGCCAGTCTCCGGATCGATGTTCGCCGGGTCGTTCAGCGCCTGCACCAACGCCGCTTGGCCCTTCTGCGATTCCTGCATCTGCTGCGTGCGCTGCTGCTGTTGAAACTTCCGCTCCTCGGCAAGGCTCTGCAAGTCGGCCGTTTGCGCTTCGATCTGTTTCTGCCGCAACGCTCGTTCCGGCGCTAAGGCAATCGTCTGCCCGAGGTCTTGCAGATACCCGCTCAGATTCGCGCCTTGGATCAGCGAGCCCCTCGATTGCGCGTTCCCCAATTGCTCGAGGATGCGCGAGGCGTTGTTGGCATACTCCTGATTGACGCTCATGGGCTATACTGCTCTCTTATGAAGATCCTGCCCGGCCAACGTCAATGCGAAGGCGTCACATTGGACGGTTATCAGTGCTGTTTCATTGCACTGGACGGCTATCGGTTCTGCGCTAAACACGGCGGCCCGAAGCGAGCCACGCAACGTCGTGTGACTCGTGATGGACAACGTGTTTATGTAACATTCGGACAGCAGCCAATTATTGCCACGCCCGAGGCCATAAGATCCGGACGGGAACGTCTCACTTGTTAAGTCCTCTTTAACGCTCATCGCGTGCCTTCTCGCCCATTTGCCATTGCGCCGTGATGGCCTCTATTTCGCGCTCCAGATCCTCTTGATCCGCTTGAGCGGCGGCATCCCTGAAACGCATTGTCGGGGTATCGCCGACAAGTCGAAGCACAGGACCGGAGCGTCCAAGGGGCTTGTGGCGTGGTCGTGGCTTGCCATGCTGTTGCATTAGGCACCTGCTGCTCTCACGCCACGGTCGGCGGTTTGATTCTGCGTATCATTCACGAAATTCCGCTGCCGGTCCCACAGGTTGTAATTCGTGTTGAACTGCGAGAGATTACGGTTGAACACATCGTTATAGCCCTGTAAGGCCGTGCCGGTGCCGTATCTTTCAAGGGCTTTGAGGGTTCCGCCCGTGAGTCCAGTTCCGCGGGCAAATGCGCTACTTTCAATCGCATTCTGGCCCTGCTTGAGCGCGAACTGCAGGCCTGGACTATTCAAGGCGTCCTGTTCCGTCGGCTGCTGGAACGATTGGCCGTAGGCACTGAGCAAGGAACCATTTCCCATACCGCCGAGCGTGCCAGGACTCCCGCCAGTTGCCGACTGCCCCCGCGCTGTTTTGAACTTGTCGGACCAGTAGGCTTGTTTGGAGGCATCACCGAGCCCGCCATTGTCCGTGATGTATTTCAGCCACATCGGCTGATTCGTAATCAACGACGGATCAAAATCCGGATCGTTCTGGTGTTGCGCCACGTAGGCATTGAGGAAGGTCTGCGGGTCCGTCATGTCCCCGCTGGTGGCGCCTTGCTGATTCGGATCCGCGGCTGTCGGCGGATTCGCGTTCAGGGCTTGGTCCTGATTCTGAAACTTCTTGAACCAATCCATCGGATCGTTTTGGGTATCCGGTTGCGGTGTGATGACAGCCATTAGACTTGCGTGCCTCCGGCTGCCAAGGCGTCTTGCAGCCTGTTTGCGGGAATCTGCCCCACGTGCCCCGTCGGACTCTTGACACTCACCATCTGCGATTGGCTCGGCGCCATTTGCGACAAGGATGACAACGTGCCGGGTTGCGTGACGCCAGCAGCCAGCGAACCGCTAAAGCCATACGGCTTCATCCCTGCTGGTCGCTGCCCTTCTGGCGTCACCGGCATCGATCCGCTCGTATCACGGCTGACAATGGAGCCGTTGATTTGCTTGATAGAGCCGTCCGGATTGCGGATGATTTGGTTTTGCCGGACTTGTCCGACGCCTGGGATATTGACGGTTTGCGTGCCTGCTTCTGTAACCGGCTGCGCACCGCTCGACGGCGTATCGTAGCCAGGTAAGCCGAGCAGGTATCCTCGATAACGCTCGGCTGCGGATCCGGCTTCTCGATAGGGGCGCAAGTCCTCACGGGTCGTGTCATACATTCTCGCTTGGAGGGCTAAGGCATCCGCCGCCTGTTTTTCTTGCGCGTTCGTCGCTTTGTTGGTCTGGATGGCATTGACGAGTGTGCCGAGACCAGAAACGATTGTCCCGAGCACGGTGGGATTCTTCAGAGCCGCAAATGGACCAGACGAGGCCGCACTGGTCGCTCCCGGCGCCGTCGCTCCAGCCGCGCTCGTCCCCGTCGCAATGTTTCCACCAGCCGATCCGGCCGGCAAATCTCCCGTCAGCGGAGTCGTCACACGTGAGCCAAGCGGCACCCCACCCCCGCCACCCCCGCCCGATTTGGAATCCGCGTAGGCGGTGGCGGCTTCCATCGTGTTGAACCGCATCCCATCGCTGGTTTCCCACATCGTTTGCAGGTTGCCCTGCGGGTCGTAGTCGTAGACCATGTGGAGGCCCATCGACATGCCCCCGCCGCTGGTCTCGGTCGCTGCGGGCGGTAGTTCAATCGTCGCCATTGTCAGGCCCCCAACGCATATGGACTTTGATTGTCGGCCGGATAACCGGGCAAGGTGTTGTCGTCGGCATCTGTGATCAGAATCTTGAGAGCCGGCGTCTGACTGACATAGATCGGATCATCAGAAATTCCGTTCGCGTTCGTGACAATCGGCTGCGTCCAGGCCGAGCCCAGATCCGAGTCATGATAGACAGGCTGCGGGGTTGAGCTACCTGCTGCGTATACATAGATTTTCGCGCCGACGAGTGGAGCGCCCGGCGTGTCGGTATCGTCCCGATTGTCAGGGACGTAGGCGAACGGTTGCGCAAAGAGTGTCGCGGCTGCCACGCTTAACTTCCTTTCACGTAGTCACGAAGGGCCGCTAAGATGGCCCATTTTACGCTGAAATACTGCGCAATCACGAACATCATCAAGGCGAGCGCCCAGTAACACCAGTATGCCTTCGGCGTCACGCCGTTTCCTTCCACGAGATGAGCGTCAACCCAGAGGTATACGTCCCATTGTTCACATATCCCCCAAACCCCACTTGATTCGGGGCCGTCGTAAAGAACGCGCCAACCAAGGTCGTCGTCAGCACCCGGAAGTTGTAACCGTCCACGCTGTAGCTATAACTCAAGGTCGTGCCATCATTCGCAATCCGTAACCAGACAATCGAGGACAACGCGATAATGCCGGCCATGTCCCGGTTGAAGGCCGAACTGCTGAAACTGGTTTCATTCGTCCAGTTAATGACGCGAATCTGCTGACCCGTGTAGCCGATGGTCCATTGCACGATCTTGCTGGTCCCCGACTCCCGAAACGCTAACCCACCGGCAAAGTAGTTTTCTAACGGTAACTGGTCGATAAAGAACGCAGCCGTGATCGTATAGGGTGTTGCGGGTTGCGTCTTGACCCGTAGACGGGCGTTATCTGAAGCCACCGCCGGAAAGTCCAGTCGCACGCCCCCGTTGGTCGTGCTTTTCGTCGTCGCCCCTTGGTTGACCCAGGCATAATCCCCATCGACCGGCGGGGTCATCGCCCACATCGGCCCCCACGGTGCCCACGTCGCACCAGACCACCGAGCCGTATAAAAGCTGTTGGTGTAGAGGTCTAAGTCGCCAGTGGTCGGCCCGCCCGGTTCGCTGCCGATGGCTGTGGAACTGGTGGTGTTCCCGGTCCCAGGGGCGCCGGCCACGGTGGACCACGACCCATCCCCGCGCCAGAACGTCGAACTAGAGGCTGCTGTCCCGCTATTGAGATGGGTGACGCCCAGATTGCCGGTCACATCGGCCGCAAGGTCAACCGCCGAGAAACTGGGCGCTCCTGCGCCGCCGTGCAGGACGGTTGTGCTCGAGCCGAGACTGCCTAGTGTCTTGATATCGTCTGTGCCGTTCCCGATAACCAGTTCATTCGCGGTCAGGGCTCCCGTGTGAGTGACGGTGCCAGTCCCCGCTGAAGCATTCAGCGTGGTGCCAGATAGCGACAGATTGGTTCCTAACGCAATCTCTTGGAAGTCCCCAGCCCCCGCCGCAGAACCCCGCCCCACGAGCTTGGAGGCCGCTGAGGCTTGCACAAAGCTGGAGAAGGGCAGATCCCCGCTGACATCAGCGGTCAGGCTCACCGCGGCAAACGTCGGCGCTCCCGCCCCACCATGTAACAGCGTGGTCGTGCTACCGAGCGTCCCCAAGGTTTTGATATCAGCGGTTCCGTTGCCAATCACCAGCTCATTGGCGGTCAGCGAGCCCGTATGCGTCACCGTCCCACCAGCCGGCACCGCTTGGAAACTCGGGGCGTTCGGGGAGCCGTTACTGGTCAGCACTTGGCCGGCCGTTCCATACGACCCCAGCACCTTGATGTCCGCGCCCGCGTTGCCTAACACAACTTCATTGACCGTCAGGGCTCCGGCGGTATGCGTCACAGTGCCCGTGCCAGAACCAGCCGCCTGTTCCGTCAGGGATTGGAAATAGAGCAACCAGTCATTTGAGACGTGTTGCCCCTCTCGCGTAATCGGGGCGTTGCCAGGAAGATATTTCGGATCAGTGGCCATTACCAGTCCGGATGCCCTTTCAGGCTTTTCATGGCTTCGAGCATTTCCCGTGCTTGCGAATCGAGGAGCGCATAGACTGATCGGTATTCCTCACGACTGCGCAGATGCCGAAAGACTTTCGAGATGCGCTCGACCGTGACATCACGCGCCGTCAAGGCCCGCGCCACCGCTTCCGCCGACTTCAACGCGCCAAAGGCCATTAGCTCGTGCCCTCCGTCCATCGACCCATACATTTAATAAACGTCCACGGCACGGGATCAGTCACGACCAGATCGCCGACCGCATTCCGGTATTGCCCGCACTGATGGAACACGACCCGCCTGGTATAGTCGCCAATCTTCCCCGCCGACGCCCAGCGCTCTTGCCCCCACGTATTGCCACCGTCATAGCTGATCCGAAACATCACCTGAGGATCGGACCCCAAGACGGCCGGATCATCCACTGAGCCTTCCGGTAAGCCGTTCCCGGCCTGTAACAGAAACTCAATCTGATGCAGCGTGATGCGGTTATTGTCCGCCGAGCTCGGTAACGGAAACTTGCGCTCTCGCCGAATCACCCGCGTGTCCGGAATGATCGGCGGCACGGGCGTCGTCGGACTGACGACCAGAAACGTCCACCCCCAATGCACGGTATTCGGGCTCCCGGTCGGATCGGTCTGGAGGTCAATCAGATCCGTCGGACTGCTCACCGTAAATAAGCCGGAGTTGTCTTGGACGACTGACGTGGTGTCCGATAGCGTCACGGTGGGCCCGCCCACTGGGCTAGCAAGGTTCTTCCGCATCGTCGCGGTGTAGCTCTTGGCACTCCCAGAGGCTTGGTAAATCGCCACGATAAAGCCCCGGAGCGTGAAGGGATCAATCCCGCCCGGCAAGGACATGAACTGCTCACCATCGGCCGGTGGGGCCCCTGGAGGCGTCGGCGCTAACGGTGTGCCTTGTTCATTGCCCCCACCAATGCCGCCAAACCAGTCAGTTGCGGCCGTCGAGGCATTGCTATTGCCTTGGTTCACGCAGTAGGCATATTGGCCAGGCGTCGTCGGTGTAAACGCGGTCGAGAACATCGCTTGTGAGGCCGCCGGCGTGCCGGCGTTGTCATGGCGGAGCGTGAGATAGTCCAACGGCGCGACCGGCACGCTACAGATCGCAAAGCCACCCGTCGCCAAGTCTGCAATCATGACGGTGCTGTCCGTCGCATCCGCGCCATTGACCTGTAACTTAAAGGTGCGACTCTTGCCCATCCCCGGTGCGACCGTCAGGTTGACATCCAATCGCGTGACATCGCCATGCACCGGCATAATCGACCATTGGGACGGTTCCCCTTCGTTGTCTCCAGATGCCCCGCTGTTCCAGTTCGCTGTTTCAAACTGAAAGCCCCCATTCCACGGGGCGCACACCTGACCCGTCCCGGATCCGTTCAGAATTCCATCGCCGCCCGAGGCATAGCCGCTTTGGTCATTCGCGGTGGGGGTAAAGCTCATACTCCACAGGAAATGCGCCCCGACGCCGTTCAGCATGGGGACAGGCTTCGAACTGCGCTCAATCGTGAGCACGTCCCCCGGCACCACATCGAGCGTATCGGTGGTATTGCTGGAGGCCACGCCAGCGCTACCTGCCAACCCCGCGGGGAAACTCAGCACGAAACTGGTCGGTGTGCCGTTTTTCTTGACCGTCAGCGTGAGCGCATCCCAGGACATCGGACTGGTCGTCGCCCGTCGGAGTTCAGGAATGTAAATGGCGCCCCAGAAGTTGCTAAACGTCCCCGCGACACTCCACGGATGGGTGCAGCGGGCTTCCGCCGTCGCATCAATGAAGGCTGAATGAAACTTCCCATTCGCCCGAATCGGCGACCACATCGGATCGCCTTGCGGGGCCACGCCATCATTGCCGTAGGTCCGCGAGAAGATGACTTGATGAAACGCCCCGCTGACCATCGGGCCATCGATGGTCGTAATCGCGCCAAGAACCGTCCAGCCATGCCCGTTGCCGGTCGTATCCCCGAGACTGACGCTCGTCTCGAGCGGGGTATTCGCCAAGAGCCCTGTCGTAACGATGGGCGTATCCGAGCCCCACTCGGCAAAGAGTTGCGCTTCCGTCAGTGCCACTGACCAGGCCCGGATATTCGCTCCCGCCGTATCGGACCACGCGGAACCCGCCGACTCATCCGTCAGAAGGTCTTGAACCTTCTCCACGAAGGTATAGCTGCTCAGATCGACAGAAAGGGTATCAATCAGGACATTGTTGACATACCAGTCGAGGCTCGTCCCACTTGCGTCATACACCATCCCCCACGGCACCCAGACATCGAGCGGGATCGCGGTTTTGGCCGTATCCGTGGGTGTGGCCCCATCGAATACTTCCATGTAGACATCATCGGTTTCGATGCTGGAACCAATCCAAATGAAGGGATTGGTAAACGTCGGATCGCCATGAATAAAGAACGTCCGTTCAAGCCCGCTGGATGCCGTGGTGGACACCGGCTCGAGCCAGCCGGTCATCGTCCAATCTGACGCGAGATTCAGGAACGTGCCGGAGCGCGTGACGCCGTTACCAATGACCGAGGCGAGGATCGCCATCAGACTAAGAGCTCGTCTCGATACGTGAATTGATCGAGGGCATAGACGACGCCGTTGAGGCGAGACACCACCAGAAACCGACCAAAGGCTTGCGTCCCATCAATCGCGGCATCCGGTTCATATTGACAGGTCGTCTTGTTCCATTCATCGAACTGCAACCAGACCTTTTCGGTGAGGTCAAAGACTGGCGTCCATCGGGCGGTATTCGGGAGATAGAGCCAGAACCATTGATGGCCACGAAACTGCTGCCCGAAGGCAATGGCCCCGGACAAGTCATCATCAAACGGAATCGGCGGGCCGCTGGTAATCTGGATATAGAGATCCACGGTCGCGGTGGAGACTTTCGCCGGGTCAAAGCCGTTCATCAAATGGACGGTGCCTTGCCCGTTGGCATTCGCACCCAACCACGCGAGGGTTGACCCGGTATCGCCAAAGCGAATCGCGGAATAGGCTGCGGCAGAGCCCAGTTCCATAAACGCCCCTTGCACGGGCGCAAAGGGAAAATCGGCATCACCCGTGTTATACCAAAACTCGGAACTATGCGAGCCCAGCAGACAGATCGTGCGCTGGAGCCGCACAAACGAGACGATGTTGTCTGAGGCGATCTGCCGTTCCGCGAAGTTCAGCGGATCCCATGAGAGCCCATTTTCCCTGTCGGAAATCTGCCAGATACGAGAACTGCGCACCGCGACGGCAAAATAGCCGTCCGTAAACAGACATTGCCCGACATTGGCTGGAAACCCCGCGTCGGTAATCTGCACCAGCGTGTTCGCAATCAAGTCGAAGATATAACCAAACCCGCCCGACGTGATCATGACCTGATGCCCAGCGGTCCCATTCGAGCACATGGAGGCCGGCGTATCATCATTCACGACGGTCCCGTAATTCGTCAATGTCCCGGTGTTATCGTTGTTGTCGGTCAGTTCATAGAAATGCGTCCCGATGACGACAAAACAGCGCCCGTCCTGAAAGAAGATCCCCCGTCCCACCCCTGAACCAGCCGTCGAGGCAAACGCCTTTTTCCCCGGCTTACTCATGAGGACTTGCTTGCCTTTGCCGTAACCGGGCGCCGTCGATTCGACAAAGAAATTATGGGTTTCCTCCGTATCAACAACAGGACTCAGCGAGCGGTTCCAGCCATTCACGAAAGAGGTAATCTCCGGCATTAGCTCACCCCCAAGAGCGGGAGCCGGTTCAGCGTGGTCGCTGCCGCGGCTGCCGCCTTAAAGGTGGCCGCAGACGCCGACCAGTCTTTGTTCCCACCGAGCGTCCAGGTGCACCCCACGTTGGTTGTCGCACTAAGCACGCGGTAGTTGGCGATAAACGCCGAGTCATCCGTATTCGTCAGGGTGCCCAACGCGCTATAGGCCGGCGAGAAGCTATCGACCGACCCACCTGTGTTATCGAAATTGTTCATCTGTGTAATGGCAATTTCGAGTTCGACGGCTTGCGCGGTGGTGCCGGAGAGATTGCCTGTCGAGGAGGCCGTCCCGAATCCAGAATTATTCGCCGTGACATCGTTCCCGCTATGATCCAGTCCTGAAAACTCCGCCCCGCAGCCATTCGTCCAGGCGCTAAACGCGGTCGTATTGGTGATTGTGATGGTAAGACTGCCGCCCGTCGTCGCGTTGAGACAGGCCCAGATCTGCGAGATACGCCCGCCGGGCGTCCCACCAGAGGCGACATAGCGCGTATAGGTATTCGACCCATCCGCCACGGTGAAATCACCCGTGCCGAACTGGCCACCCCCCGCCGCGGTCACGATGATGGCATTGCCCGTCGTGACGCCAGTCAGCGCAATCGTGGCGCTACTGGTATTCCCGCCACCTGTGGAATTGACCGCCTGAACCAGCGTGATCGCCATTTAGGGGCAGATCGTGACGGTCTGCGGTGGGTTGAAGGCGATCCCGGTGCCCGTCCAGGTGATGGTGGAGGCTTGGAGCGTGGTGCAGATCGGCGGAGGAACCGTAATCGTGACGGTCACCGTGCTGAACGCGGTATTGGCTTGGTTTGATCCATCGGTCGCGAGAGCCTTGAGCGTATGCGAGCCTGACAGCCCGGTCGTGTTCCACGTGACGCCATAAGGTGCCGTGGTATCGACGCCCAATGAGGTCGTGCCGTCCAGAAATTGCACCGAGGCAATGCCTGACGCATCCGAGGCGTTCGCGGTGAAACTGACCTGATTGCCCGCCTGAATCGACCCGCCATTGACCGGGCTCGTCACCGCGACCATCGGCGGCGTGTGATCCGGTGGCGGCCCCATCGAGGCATTGACCAAGACGAGATTGACGTTCGCCGTCACCAACGCTTGCTCCGGACTCCCAAGTTGCACGGTATTCGTCCCCGTGACCAGATCGCTTTGTGGAATCACCACGTCGAGCGTCCGCCACGTAAAGCCGTTCGTATCTGGATAAGGCCACGCGGTGGGATGCACGTGCCCATTGACCGTCACCGTCAGATTATTCGGATGGTCGTAATGAAAGAAGTTGAACAGGACCCGCACCGCGTCGGCAGTGATGCCTGACGGGACATTCAGCACGTCCCAGGAAATCGTCCCGTTTGGAAACGACAGTTTCCCCAGATCCTTCGATCCATTCGCGTTTGGCGTCAGCGCGTCAAGCGCGTCGTAGCTCAAATCGGTATACGTGAACGGCCCATCAAAGGCCAGATTGTCCCAGGCGAACGTATGTTCGCGCTGCGAGGGTAAATCGCCCTTGTCCGCGTTGTAATGCACATCCTCCAACCAGACCAGCCCGCGAGTAAACAGCAGATTCGCGCCGGTCACCCGCCCAATAAGCCGCAAGGACCCAGGAACCCCAGCGTCCGCCGCATACACATCCACTTGGGATTGATTGACCTGAATCTCTAGATGGTTCATCACCGCCGCGCCGGCACCGACGGGAGGGGCCGCAATTACACAATCAAGGATCGTGGTATGCAGCACGGGCGCCGGCCCGAAAGCCGTATCCTCCACGACGTAATTCCGGCTCACGACGGCACTGTCCAGCGTCCAGCGTGGACTGTTGAGGTTATTCGTGTTCGGACAGAGCCCCTGCAATCCGGGTTGTGCATTGCTCCCGAAACGTAAGCCGAGGGATTGCGCCGGCACCGCTCGCCACGAATCGAAATGCACAAACGGGGCAGGCGACGGCTTATCAGTCAGCCACAACTCCGGCCATGCCGCGTGCGTGCCATGCGTGTCATTGTTCATGTCAAAAGCAATCGTCCCGGTCCGCCCCGCGAAGTCAAAGGGCTGTTTGGGATACATCGCCAGCGTCGTCACGGTGCCGGCTTCATTCGTGCCGGGTAGATTGTCATTACTCGCTTCGCGCAGTTCACCGTTGCAGATCCGCACGTCTGCCGGACTCATCACGACTGGGAGAGAACCATCACAGAGGGCCAGATGGACCGGCACCCAAGTATCCGCCTGGTTCCCGAAATTGACATATCCGGAGGTCCGCGACACGCCCCAGATCGTGGGATTCAGATCGCCCGAGCGTGTCCCGCCATTCTGCGGCGTATCGAACGTGTCACAGAAGGCAGACGGACCGCCGAGTTGCGATGGACAGGATTGCGCATGGACCGAGAGACTGCCCGCGACCAGCAGGAGCGAGACGATCCATTTCATGTCAGATACCTTTGTAACCCGAGGCGGATACCTTCGTGGATGACCCCGTGGTCACATTCGCCACGAAGATCGCCGTCGCCGTGGTCGGTTGCCGCAGCGGGGTCGGAAACGTCAACGTCGCGCCTGCGGCTCCGGTCCCCGTCCCCGTTCCAGCCGGCGCCGGCACGACATACAACGTCGTTCCCCCGCTGCCATCCTGAATCAAGATGTCCGTCGGAACGGTGGTGCTGCCGTTGCTGACCGTGATCTGCGTGATGTAGTTACGTAAGCCGGAAGCCGGCGCACCAATGAGCGATGTTGTGGTGGTTCCCGTCATCGCGGAGGTAATCGTCCCGGAGACGAAATTCTCGGGATTCGCATAGGGTAGGACAATCAGTTTCCCGACCAGATCCGTAACCAACTGCGCCATGCGGGTCGCGGTGACCGCGGTATTTTCTGCACTGACCGCTTGCGCCCCAAGGTTGATCGGGTTGGTCCCAATGGCGACGTTCGTGGCGACGTTCCCGCCCACCGCCTGCGTGCCCGCGACCCCGGCCGTAACAGTATTCGTGCCGCCGACTTGCTTCAGGTTCGCGTCAACTTGATTCGTAATCGACGTGACGGCGGTCACGGTGGAAACCGTCGTAATCGTGCCGCTATCGACCACCATGTGCAGGTTCGTGCCGGTCGCTTGCGTCACCGCCGTCGTGGAGGTCGTATCCAGCACGGCATGGAGGCTCGTCCCGGTTGGCTGCACGACGGTCACGTTACCCGTGACGGCCGTCGTGGACCCGGTATCCGCAATGACATGCCCGATGACATTCGAGCCCGCCGGAATCGCCGAAGTCAGCGCGGTTCGGAGGGATCCGTCTGTCTGAAGTGACAGCGCATCGCTTTTCGCCGTGGTGTAGCTTGGCGCGGCCGTTGTCACCGCCCCAAAGGCCGTCAACCCCTTAATGCCGGACGTGGTGGCTTCCTGCGCAATCAGCGCCGCGTCCAGGCTCGCTTCCGTCACCGCGCCACTGACGGTCACGGTGCCAGTGACTGCGGTTGTCGATCCCGTATCGGTAATGACATGGCCGATGACGTTGGAACCGGCAGGAGTCGCGGCCGTGTTCTGGACCGCAAAGGTGCCCGTCCCGACGACTGTGGCATTGAGACTCGAAGCGGTGGCTTGCGCAACGGTGACGGTGCCAGAGACGGGAACGGGAGTCGCCCGAAGCTGGGTATCAGTCAGACCGCCCGTGACCACAGTTCCAGAGACGACCACCGGATTCGTGGCCGTGCCGCCAGCCACCGGCCCACCCGATGCCGGCAACGCGATGCCAAAGACTGTCTGTGAAGCCGTCCCGGCGCCGGTGTCGTAGTCCAGATTCGTCGCCGCGACCCCAAGCAGATTCCCGGCGCTATCTTTGACGCCGAGATAATCCGCATCCGCCGGCACGGGCGCCCCGGTGGCACTGGCTGCCGCATTCCCGCTCGAGCCCGCTGCGACGTTGACCTTGAGGAAGCCAGAGCTATCGAGCGTGGCCCCGGCCATGTTGCCGGAATTGTCGATAAAGCCTGCGGCCGTGCCTTCAGCCGGGAAGGGATCGCCGAAAGTGGAGGACGTCCCACCACCGCCCCCGCCACCGCTGCTCGAGCCGCCAGGAGACGCCACGACCGCCCGCAGCGACGTTTGCGCCACCCCTGAGGTAAACGCGGACATCCGCGCCCGCACCGCGACCAACCCGACGGCGTTGACGGTCCAGAGCCCTGCGGCGGTCGCGCTCGTGACTTGGGTCGTGCTACTGGAGGGCGTGGCGAGCATCGCCCGGTAGTTCACGCCATCAACTGAGCCCTCGAAGCTGACGACACCGGAGAAGGTGCCCACAATCTGGATCGCCACCCCGCCATCCCCGGCACAGCCGAGAATGACCGCGGCTTGTGCCGCCGACAGATCCGCATGGATAAAGGTGTTCTCAGCCATGCGCGGCACACACCCAGTTGATATGTTCCTTCAAGGGCGGGGGAACACTAATCGCATGCCCGCACTTCTCGCAGGCCACATTTTTATGCTCCGCGCAGCGCCAGTGTCCATCGTGCGTCTTGAGGCCCGTCGATTCCTTCCCGCAGACTTCACAGACCGGCGTGTCCACCACCAGCGCCACGCGATTGAGTGAGGCCGAGACAGCCGGAGCCGGCGTCGGCGGCTCGACCGAGAACGACGGTCCCGAGAGGTCCGCCCATGAAAAGAAGGCCAGCCACCGTTGCCAGAGCAGGATCCACCGTTGGCCGAGGGTTTTCCACGACATCAGCGGATATACAGCGCCACAAGGTTGGACGCATCGGTCGTGGCCGCATTGATGCGAATCACACGCAGGGGATAGATGGTGCCAGCCAAGGCCCCGACCAGTGTGTAGGTGGTCCCATCAGCCATCACGCAGACGATGGTCCCCGTCGAGCCTTTCGTGCCCACGTAGATCGCATCGGTTTGTCCGGTGAGGATGTTGACCGAATCACTATTTGTGATGGCCGCGCCCCGGTTGTAGCCTTGATTCAGCAGACTCATAAGCTAATTCGTTCCGGCGGCCCCGCCGCCTGTGCCCGTGTTGATGTTGTAGCCCGCTTGCCAATTCCGCCCGATCCGGATGTCGTTCGGCAGATCCGTCAGCTTGAGATTCGACCGCCGAATTAGGCGCATCGCTTCCGACGCGAGTTGGCGAATATCGGCCCCCACTTGGATCCCGTTCGGAAAGCCCAGCCGTAGATCGAGGTTGTATTGCAGCGCTTCCGCATACCCAGGCAGATCGGGAAAGTCATAGAGCGTATTCAGATCCGCGAACCCGTCAAAGGCCGATTGGAGGTAGAGGACTAGTTGATTCGCGGCCGTGGTCGGATTGGGCCAGAGCCAGATCGTCCCGAGCGGATACGTGGGGTTATAGTAGACATCCGTGAACAACGTCGCCGTGTTCATGCCCTTGATCTGGATGGCCTGATAGGCATCATCCGTTAAGATGGCTCGGGGAATCTCCACCGCGTTGGAATCGAGTTTCGCGCCGGTAATCGTGCCTGTGGCCGGCGTGACGGGCGTGCCATTCACCGTAAAGGTAAACGTGTTCGCCGTCGGCACGCTTTCGACCGTCTGCGTGCCGTTATAATCCAGTTGATCGGCCCCGACAATCACCAGCGCATCGCCCACCGCATAGGGATGCGAGACCAGCGTGACCGTGGCGACATAACCGACTCGAGCAATCGTGATGGATTGCGCCGCGGCTAAGCCATTCAGGAGTAATCCCGCGCCGTTGAGGGTGACGGGCCGTGGGAGGTTGAATTCCGCACCGGCCCCTATGAAATAGGTTTGCTTGTTGGCGGTCAGCGGAAAGATTTGCTTCTCAATGGCGGTGACGGTGCCAAACTGCGTCCGCCAGCCAGACACCATCTGATTCAGCCGCGTTAAGCCCTGTTGGGCCAGTTCGGCCGTCAGCGACAACCCCGGCGAGACAATGCCGAGGTCGGTGTAGCTGTTGGTGATAATCGCTCGGGCCGTGGTGCCCATGCGCTTAACCCGTCGGACGATCTACCGGCGGATCGACAGCGGGAAGCGGCGGATCCTCGGGCCACTCCGCCAGGATTTGGACGCAGAGCTGTTCCGCGCCTTCCGTGGCGGAGAGATTCGCCCGCGCCTGGATCAACCCGGCCCGGATATCCTTCAACTTCTGCTCAAACCACGCCTTGTCTCTCATGCCGCCGTCTTGGTCGGAATGTAATACGTCGTGCCGTTCAACTGCACCTTGATATTGAGCCCGTTCAAGGTCGTGTTGCTAATGGCCGGCAGATAGTTGCTGGTGTTCACGTCGGTCATCACAAACGCGAAGTTCGCCGCCATGTAATACTCCGCGCCGCAGTTGATCTTCGTGCCCGACGCCGACTCGCCGTAGAACAACGCGACTGCACCCGTCGTGGCCGCAGAGGCGGGAGGGTTGACGATATTGGACTGCACCGGGGCGATATGCCCAGAAGTCAACGTGGACGTGCCGAGGTCGAACTTCCCATAAACCGCCGCGAGGTCGCCGGACCCGATATTGACCGTCGCACTGTTGAAGTTGACCCGTCCGTAGACGCCGGTGACATAGCTGGCCGAGCCGCTCCCTAGGGTCTTGGCCGCGGTAATATTCACTTCCCCGCGAATCGCGTTGAGTCCGTTCGCCGCCGTGACGGTGCTCGTCGGGGTCAGCGTGATCTTCGAGAATAGTTCATCTTCATGAGCCGAGACGCCATAGGCTGAAGCGGTCAAGGTCTGCTGAATCGACGCCGATCCAGAGGTATACGCCATCGCGGCCGTCCCCGTGGCGGTGAATGTGCCACTAAGCGTCGGACTCACAATCGCGGGTGTGGTGAACGTGCCGCCGGTCGAATTGACCCCGTTGGTAAACGAGGGCTGCTGATAGGGCAGATACGCCCCGCCGGCTGACGGAACCATCGTGGACATACGCTTATCCTTCCGTGACGACCTTCGCTGGCCGTCCTCGACGTTTCTTGATGGGTGCGGCCGGGATTTCGCCCAGATGCCGCGCCGTGGACTGATCCAACAGGTCCGCTTCCCGCCGTGCGGTGTCGCTCATCCGCCGATCCGAATAGGCTCGATTCGCCGCGGCTTCAGCCAAGGCGACGTTCGCCTGCTCAACCAGTTCCCGCGCTTCGTCGGCCCGCATCCGGAACCCACGTGAAGCCAGATTGCGCTCCTCGACATCGGAATGCGCGGTCAGATTCTCCACCAACTGAATCCCGTTCGGCGTCTGCCCATATTTCAGCATCGCCTTTGGGTATTCCTGATGGTCAAACGCGCCCATATGCACCCCGGCCGCTCGGGCGGAATTGATCATGGTCTGCGTCACCGAGCCATCGGGCAATGGGCGCATTTCCCACTTGGCCATCTCTTTCGAGTGGGCCGACGCGGGGGAATAGCGGATCCCGCCTTCGGTGGCTTCGTGCGCAATCGGATTTGCTGAGGTCAAGACTGGTTCTGCCATATCCCTCCAGAACACGGGATGGAGCCGTGAGTATTCCTCGCCGGCCCCATCCTCGCGAGTCTTACGCGAGTGCGATGAGAATCGCCGTCAGCGTCCCGCTGAACTGCGACTGTTGCTGCATCCAGATCCCGTTGATCGCCATGAGCGCGAGGCTCTGCTGCGATCCGGTCGTGAACGTCGCCACCGTGTAGCCGGTCGAGGCGTTCCCCAACCCAGCCGTATAGGTGACGGTGTGCGCCGCCTTCCCATTGCTCACGACCCAGAGGAACGTCCCATCCATATCCTTCGTCGGATTGGCGAGCGTCATATCCCATTGAGTGGTGCCATTGAGAATGGCGATCTGGTCAGTCCCCGCCTGCGGCAAGGTAATCGCGCCATCCGCCGTATAGCTGGTGATGACCCGCGCCTTGCCCGACAACGGATAAGACGTCGTGACGGAGGCCGCCGCATTCGCCCAGTCCGAGGACGCGACTTGACTGATGGCATCCGTAACCACATTGGCCGTAATGGCATGCGCGGCCACCACTGACCCATTCTGGCCACGCAAGACCGGAATGATCGTGGCCGTGCCGTTGTAGCTACTGACGATCTTCAGCCATTCTTGATCGATGAGGACAAACTGATTCGCGGCAAATCCGCTCGCAGCGGTGACCGAGATCTGAATGTCCGTGATCGCCATCGCGGCGGCGAGTGTTGTTGTCGTGACCGCCATGTTATGACCACATCCTTTCGGCGAAGTAGGGCAGAATCACGCCGACCCCACCGATAGTATCGACCCTCGACGGCAACTGATCCGTCTGGATGTTGTATTGCTCCACCCATCGCATCGACAACCGTTCCTCTGAATCATTGACGCGTTTCGCCATCGCACCGGGGAGCCGTTCCGGCAAGTCCGCCATGACAAACGCAAAGGCCGCTCGGTTGAACAGCATCGACTGGCGGGATTTCGTCGCCGCCATCGTGGCGGAGGCAATCCCCGTCGCCCCGAGAAACTGTAAGGCCGCACCGTTATCCGGTGAGGCAGTGACGGTCTGGAGTGGACCCGAGGTAATGATGGCCGGCGAGATGTTCAGCGTGCCGGTCGTCACCCCTGCGACATCCTGCGTGAGCACAAACTGCTGCGCGATGCCGGTGTCCGTGTAGGCAATCGGATTCACCGCATTGACCGCGGTGCCCGAGGCGAAGTAGAACACGTCCCCAGCCTTGAGGCTATAGGTGCCCATGCCCTGGACGGTGAGTGTCGAACCTGTCTGTCCGCCGGCTGTCGTGATGGGGGTTGCGGTGGTAAACGTCCCCGTCGTATGCGTCGGCATCAGCGGGTCGGTATACCACTCGCTCACACCCAACGCTTCATCGGCAAACTGCCCCGTCCGGAAGTAATCGTTTTTCGGCTGGAACAGCGCAAAGTTAACGTTGAGTAAATTGGAGCGCGTCAGCGGGTCGATGACCGCGCAGTAGTCCTCATCAGGCACCGCGACGTTATCGAGCAGCGCCACCGCTTCCGTCCAGGTCTGATTGGAGGTAATCGGCGTGCCAGGGGTGCCCTTGGAGAAATACACCTGCTTGTAGACTTCCCGACCCGCGACCGCATCCCAGTTGGACGCCTGCGCCCGACCCGCCGGCTTGGTATAGCGGCTCTGGACTTCCTCGACCAAGAGAGCATCATCCGCACTCGACCAGCCCATGCCGATCTGGAACTGATGATTGATGGTGAGCGGAACGGTCTGATTGAAGATGGGCTGCTGAACGAGCGCCTGCCCTTCGGACACCTGCCACCGCTGTTGGATGCGCACCTGAGTCGTATACCCAATCTGTGCACCCTGCGGCTTATTCTCCCATGACGAATCCCAGGTGCGGTCAAACTGGGCCAAGAACTTCAGGGAGTTCTTGAAGTTGACCGCCGTGTCCTTCGTGACCCACGTCGGACTGATAAACGTATTCATAACCGGCCCTTAGTGGACCGGCGCGGACTTACCGACGACGGCGCTGATTGTAGGCTTGTTCGTGTTCAGCCAACGAGCTGCCATCGTCCGGTAACTTCGTGCCGGTCTGCATGGAGCCCGTCCGCACCGCCGTGGGTGGAGCAGGATTCCGTTTCTGGAACTGTGGCGGGGCGACTGCGGCGGTCGGTCCAGTCTGCGCCCGCGAGGCGAACGACGTGAGATAGCGTTGCATCGCAACGATGGTCTGAGGAGTGACAGCGGTGCTGCCATTCGCCAGCCACAGCCGGTCCATCTCATCCGGCTGGTTCAGCAGAGCATACAACAAGGCGGGGCCGTTGTCACTCCGGCGGCACGCTTCGAGCACCACATTCGGAATATCGTAGCCTTGCGCCGTGAGCGTTTGGAGCTTGGTCTGAAAATCAGGCGTCTTGGCGGCAAACGCATTGACTCGCTGCCGGCTCAGAAGCTCAATCTCCTGCTCTGAGCGTTGCTGGTCTTGCGTATAGCGCACCTGATCACGTTTGGCATCGCGCCAGTCGGCATGGGCTTCCAGCTTCTGATCCTGCCAGTCCTCATAACTGAGGTTCGGATCTTTGGCGAGCGCCGCTTCGTAGGCCGGATAAACAAACTTGTCGGGAACAGGCTGAGAAGGCGCGGCAGCCGTGGGGGGCACCCACGCCGGGGCGGATGAAGGGGCCGCACCCGTAGGCTGGGAGACTACCGCCGCGCCGCGAGTCTTATACGCCTTCGCCAGCTCCACCCGGCGGCGGAGATTGAACACCTTTTCGCTCTCACCGGCCTTGCGCTCCAGTTCGAGTCCAGCGGCTTCCTCCGCTTCCTTCAGTTCGCGGCTGAGAGCTTGAATGGTGGCGACATCAGACGGTGTGGCTTCCTGCGACTTCGCCCGATGCTTGCGAGGCGTAAAGCGGCCCGTTTCATCGCGGGTGTCGTCCGTGGCAGGAAGAGGCTCGGCTGGTTCAGCGACCGCCGCCGCAGGTTCCGGCTTGGCGCCCCGCTTGGCGGTCCATTCGGCCTCATGCTCCGAGAGGGAACCGGAATCGGCAATCGGTTCGCGGCCATCATCGGGGCGGGTCGTGGTTTCGTCAATGACTTCCGGCATCGTCTGTTCCTTGCTGATTCAGGAGCGCCCCCGCCACCGGCGGCAGCAGGCCATACTTCTTCAGAATCTCAACCGTCTGATCGTCAAACACGACGTAATTGCGGGAGCCTTTACCAGCTACCCGCGAACCCTGATCGAAATACTTAATGCCAGGAATGCCAGCGTCCTTGAGAATCTGGCTAGTTTCTTCAGGCGTCGAGCCGATAAGGCCACGGCTCAACATGGACTCCATCGTGGTTTCCGCCATGCCGCCATGCTCCATCTTCCAACTCGCTAAGGCTGATGTGAGTTGGCGCGGACCATCATCAGTGGGGCGTAGATAGCCCTGTTTCTTGAGCGAGTCGCGCACAATGTTCATGAGCTGCGGATTCGTCTGTTGACTCAGGGGCTTGTCCCAGTCGAGGAACTGATCCGGATGCGCCTTGATCGCCACTTCATACATCTTGCCGCGTGGCTTTCCAAGTTCTACGCCGCGGTCAATCAATCCCCGCCAGTCTTTAGCGAAGGCGGGCCATTCGCCTTGTTGACCGCCTACACTTCTGAACACATCGCCAATATCGCGACTGTCAAGATCCTGCGGTCGAATCCCCCTCTCGCTGAGATACGTTAAAGCCTTCTGTTGAACCGGAGTCAAATCCGGCACGTCTTGAATTGCTTTACCGCCCAACGTGAGATCGGCGCCGGCGAGAGACTTCTGATAATCCTTCGCTACTTGCTGATTCTCTGCGAAATACAGCCCATGCCCATATGCTTGCGCGCCTTCCCCGGTTCCAATCTTCTCCAACGAGAACTGCTCGAAATCGTGTGGCGAACCGTGATACGCCTTGATGATATGGTCGGCCAGCTTCGGGAACTTCTCCTTGAGCATCCCGACCAATCCTCCGACATCACCCGGCACATCCACGCCGGCGGCAATGCCCATGACTTGCGCCTGCGGATCCGCCATCCCAACAGCCTTCGCCACGCGTCGTGCGACACGGAGCCAATACGGGTCAAACACACTCGCATTCTGCGGGTCGGCGAATCCCCCAATGACCGCCCCAGGCATTACGCGCCCGCTCCCGCTTCAGGTTTCGGGGCCACGGCAGCTTGATGACTCGCTAAATCCTTCGCCTGCGCGTGCTCCACCATCGACAGCGCCGCTTCGTGCGCATGGTCGTGCTTCTGGAGGCGATGCTCCTCCGCCGCTTCCACGATAGTCCGTAGCTGCTCCGCCGCGAGCTTCGCCGCATCCAGTTGAGACTTGAGGTCTGCAACGGCTAACTGCGTCCCCGCGCCAATCTTCGCAATCTCGATCTTGGCTTCGTTGTCCATCGCCGCCCGCACTAAATCGGCATCCGCCGCCGCCGACTGCTCTTGGAGGCGGGCTTGGGCCTTCCCTTGTTCCACCGCAATCGTGATTTGGCCCTTCGCCTGTTCCTCGGCGAGCTTCGACTGAATCATCTGCTTGAGTTGCGCGTTTTCCTGCATCGTCTGTTGCAGTTGCGGATCCGGGCCTTGCTTCCCGCTTAACAGCGCTTGCACCGGCGGCACCAGCACGGCTTTATACCGGCTCTCCAGTTCCTCATGCCCTGGCCCATCGTTGTATTTGAACAGCAGATCCCCGACCACGCCCATTTGCGCCGGGTCCGACTGCACCAGCGCCGACAACACCGATTCCTGTTCCTCCCGCCTGGTGTCGTAGTTCTTCGTGACCTTCACCGTCACGTTGAACGTCGCATCAGGGGTCAAGGTGACATGCATCGCATCCGGCGGGAGTGGCTGTCCAGGCGTCTGTTGTGCCGCAACGGGTTGCTGCGTCTGCGGATGCCGCACAAAGGGTTGATGCAGCATGACGCCTTGGGTTTCCCCACGAGGATTCATGACCCGCACAATCCGCCCCGGCCGACCATAAACAGGGTAAAGCAGATCATTCTCGATCAGTCCCTCATACCGGATAGATCGGGAGAGATTGTCCAGGAAATGCGAGGTCCCTTGATCGGTCTGATTCAGCACCCGTTTGAGTTGACGGTCGCTCTTGATCTGCGGGTCGAGATTGGTAATGTCCTGTCGTTGGGTCGTGCTCCGAATGCACTCGTCAAAGAGCTGCGTCGAGGCCGCAAGCCCTTGGACATCCAGTTGAATCGAGGTCCGCGTCGGCGGGTTAATGGGGCGCCCATCGACCATATCGTTGTAATGCAACGCCGACAGCACGCGGGTATTCGCCAGAGCATATTCCTGCTCGAAGCCTTCATCGAATCCCGCCGGCCCGATGAACGGTGGCAGCGGGAGAAGCCCTTGACGCTCCACCCAGGCGCTCACCATCGCGTTATAGCCCTCTTGCGACCCACGGGCGGGGCGCACCATCCCCTCAGCCCGGCGTTTACTGTCATAGGGCTGGAGCTCTTCGCCTAACACTTTGATGATGGGAATGTATTTCCCTTCCCAGTCAGTCCGCTCCAAGACTTGCACGCCGGTCATCTTCGCCCACTTGATTTGCTTGTCAATCACCTGACGGGGCGGCATCTCTTTGCCCGTGTCAGGATCCAGCATCAACGGGGCGTCGACGCCGTCGGGAATCTCATCCTCGTAGGCAAACGAACCATCCGCTAATGACAGCAGTTTGCGCACACTGCGCTCGGTATACCAATACTCCACGACGTGCACGAATCGCAGCTCGCCCGACATACTGAACCAATCGGGCAGTTCCGCGCCTAAGGCTCGCCAGTCCGAATCACCCATCCCTGAGAGGTTGTCCTTAAAGTCTGGATGCTCGGCGACAACAATACTGAGCGGGACATCACTCCCGATAAATCCCCAATCAATGTCCGAGGCATCCGGTTGCTCATGCGCCGGATCAAGACTCACCGCCGCTTGGTTATAGATCCGGTCCACATAGACTTCCAGGTCGTTCGTCTTGCCTGCGACATAGCGCGTCATGACTCGGTAATACCCACGCCCCGCAATCGTCGCCCGCATGAACGCCCATGACCGCGCATCCGCCGCCTGACTCTCGCGCTGAATCTTCCGCACCAACCCCTCACGCAGTTCAATCTCCTGCGGGCTAATCCCCGGTGTCCCTTCCCCGAAGTCATCGGCTGCGGCAATCTCGACACCCAAATCCGCTTGCCGCTCTTGATTCAGGACTTGGCGCACCGGCTCTCGGACTTTGTTAATGACCAGCGTGGGACGGGCAGGAATCGGCGGCATGCCGGTCTGCGTGTTCGCGGGGGTGCCTTTCCGAGCCAAGACGATATCGGCGGGCCACTGGTCCCCGGCATAGAACTGAAGATCAGCGAGTTCACGCTCCCGCTGCTCCTTATCCGCATCATTGGCTTGCTTGAAACGCTTGCGGGCGAGTTCGATAAACTCGCGGTCGTCCTCATTGACGAGACGGGGATAGATGCGAGGCTTGCGAGGCATTAGTGAATCTTGCCCACGAAGTCACCAAGAGGCGTGAAGATGTAGCCATGCGTGGAGAGGTGGTCTGTCATCATGTGAGCCACGGTGTCCTGCTCGTCGGACACATCGTAATGAAAGACTATCCCGCATATCTCGCAGACATGATAACCATGCCCAGTATCCAAGGTCGGCATTAACGCCAATTCTCGATAAGTCGTAATCACTAGCCGGCCCAGCTCATGTCACCGCTCGGCATCCGTCCATAAGTCGGCCGCTTCTTCTCTCGCGGGGTTTGCTGGCGCACGGCCAGATACCGGAAGGCGCTCGACCCATGTTCGGCCCAGTCATGCACCGGCGTCGGCTTGAATTCATTGAGGCGGGTATTGTAATCCCGCCGATAGTGCATCAAGGCTTCAATCCCCTTCGCGCACTTCTCGGCATCGAACCAGCATCGCGGCAGCAGCATCCGAGCGGCATGGATGCCTTCCTCGATCGGGATATTCGGCACGATGTGAAAGTTGATGCCCAGTGTCGCCCCCGTCTCGAGCCGTGACCGTCCAGACCCAAATTCTCGGACCTGAATATCATGCGGTGCCCAGTGACGGCCGTAAGTATACCCTTTCTGCCTCAGGACTTGCGCGTAATGCGGGAGCCCTTCGCCGGAGGCTTCGTAGTAGTCGATGATGCGGACTTCGCCGGAGCGAAGGGACTGACTAAACCAGATAGCCGTCGAATCTCCGACACCCAGATCCCAGTCGGTATCAACCGGCAGGATAGGATCGATTGGCACGCGGGACACATGACCTGAAATGCGTGCGGCTGACAACTCGCTGACATAGATCGCCCCTTTGACGCTGGCCTCGAACGAGCATTCGTATTCTTGCGCGTATTCATCAGCGGTCATATCCTTTCGCGCCGCGGCGAGCTCAGACTCCGGTATGATGCCCGTCTCTGAGGCGCGATAACAGGCATAGAACCAATCCGGCTCTCGTTGCGCCTGCTGGACGACATCGTAAAATTGATTCTTCCCGGCCGGTGTCCCAAGGAACAATGCCCACCCCTGCCGGTCTGACAGCGCCGGCCGGATGACTTCACTAAAGATCCGCGGCGGCATCAATCCGTATTCGTCAAACACGACCCCATCAAAGTAGAGTCCACGCAAGCTGTCGGGGTTATCCGCCCCATAGATCCGGACCTGTCCGTCATTCGGATAGGTCAGAGACAACTCCGACACGGAGGGCTTACATCCGGGAATCGGGGCCGCGTAATGCACCAAGTAATCCCAGACAATCGCCTTCCCTTGGCTGTAGGTCGGCGCAATGAACCCGAAGCGAGGACGTTCCCGCTTACATTCCATCGCGGCCACTTGCAGATGATTGATGGCCCCCACCGTCTTCCCGAAACGCCGATGACAGACGACGGCCCCGAACCGATGCCGATCCATGCCCCGATGGATTTCAATCTGATGCATGCGTGGGATGTAATCCAGCGTGACCGTGGGCATTACCAGGGCTTCTCAATCGTGATGGTCAACGGTTCGCCATCTTTGCCCATCACTTCCACACCCTTCAGCGGTTGATCCATCAGCCGGTCCAGGATGTCTCGAATGGCCTGCACATTGGGGTTTTGTGGCGTAATTTTGTAGAACTGCTCGCCGGAGTCTAAGCACTTCTTCATGATCGCCGGGTCGGTGACATCGACCCACTGGCCGGTTTTTGAGTCTTTCGCCATCATGTGTTGGACGCCCTTCGCGCTTTCGAGTTGGGCATCAATCACCGCGTCGAGATGGACGGCCATGCGCTCACGATAGAGCTGGCGTAGTGCCTCTTTCTCTAAGGTATGCTTATGCTTGTAGCCTTTCGGCTTGCCTCCATAGCGTTGACCCTTCGGAACCGACATGGCCAGCTAAGAATAGCCGAATAGCTCAGGAACCGTGCCGCATTTTGGCTTTGGCCGGCTTTTGACCCGTGCGCATGGTGGTCGCGGTGGTCGTGGGTCGGTCCTGGCCTAAGGTGCCGCCTAACTCGCTCGGCAGATAGGGCTTCGCTATCTTGTAGGCATCACTAGCCTTATCTTCAATCCAGGCGCCCGCTTCTGACGCGGCTTTAAGCGCCATCCCTGGAAGTGAGTGATTCCACAGGGCTTGAGAGATGTCGCGGGCATCATTCGCCATGACGCATCCTCGGCTTTCGTCCTGAGTTGCCGCGGTGCGAGTGTTCCGTGCTGCCAGCGTGGCGCATGTGCTCCGGCTTGTGCTTCTCGGACCCGACCGCGAAATCGTGGAGCTGATCGTGCGTCATCGAGGCGCGGACCTTGCGGGCCATCGGGAAGTCGGCCCCATGCTCAGCCGCTTGCATCAGTCGCTGTTGAGCGCGAGACACAGCAGGCATGGCTTAGCTCTTGGCGTTGTTTGCGTCGAGGGCCGCTGCGGAGGCATCAATGGCCGCGGCGATTTCCGCCTGTTCGGCAGGAGTCGCGCTCCCCGCCTGTGCCGCAATCAAGGCGTCGATCTTGGCCGTGTTCGCTTGGACGGCAGCGTCGAGACGGGCTTGGGCGTCGAGAATCGCTTGCAGTTTCGCCATGAGTTTGCTCCGAAAGAGTTTATGGGTTTTATGCGTCCACCATTCGTTGAAGGAGAGCGGCACCATTACACGCCGTGGCCGTAACCGAGTTGGACGGGCTGATGCTCTTGGTCGGTGGGATATCCGAGCGCCTGTAGACCGACAATCAGCGCAGTCACATCACCCTGCCGGACTGCTAATTCGTCATTACGGCGTAAGAACGCTTCGAGTTGCGATTCCCGATACGCTTCCCGTGTGCGCTGGAGCCTCTGTTCAGGCATGGCCCCGCACCAACCATAGGAACCGATTGATGAGACTTTGCGCCCGCCACTCGGCTTGGATCTGCTCGAGTTGGGCAATACGGGCTTCACTCGCGCTGAATCTGGCATCAGCCATCAGGAACAGTTCACTATGCCGATTGACCACTGGGACCGCTTCGTCAATGGTAAGTTGGAGGGCTCGCCGGGTCGCGGTGCGGGCGTGACCATTCCCAAGGGACATTGGGGCGGTATTCTAGCACATCACCTGAGGGCCGTTTTCACAATCGCGAGTAGCGTGTCCACGCCTGGGCCGAGCAAGGCCGGCTGTTCACCCTCCAAGGCATCCCTGGTGAGTTCTAACGCATCATGAAGAGTCGCCTTTTCCGTAAACAACACCACGAGCTTGGCCTCTACCAGTTCCAGCGCGTCTCGGAGGGTGCGACACTGGGACTCGGCGGTGTGTTGTCGGGCAAATGCAAGATCGTTAAGCTCGATGAGTCGCTGCACCTCGGCGCGGAGCGCGGATACCTGCTTCCACATGAATAGAAAGTCAGCCCACAGATATTGAACCTTGACGCTTGACGACGGCGCTTCATCACGATCCGCCCACCGATTAACAATGTCCCTGAATTGGCGTTCCACATCCATTGCCCATCGCGTCGGGGTTGGGTTGGCCGTCCGATCGATAACCTCTTGCTTCCAATCGCCTGGATCATATTTCTCTGGGTTGCTCACGGTTCAGTCCTCCCGGTGCCACGGGCCTCGACGATCTGTGGTAAGCCAACCATCTCTGATTTACGAACGATCCTGTCGTCGTGTCCACCTTCTACTGGAAAGCGCCACAGCGTATCGTCTTCAACGACTGCCGTCACGTCATAGATGTTCCGACATTCACCGAATCCGTCAGAGCGTCGCCAAAATATCCGCACGGTCATTCGATCCTCCCGGCGAACGGCGCGGTAATCTCATTCTTCAGCGCAGCCTTGACAGCCTCAAACGCCTTCCAAACTACCGCTGAGTCTCTACTTGGAGCGCAACGGTAGGCATAAAGCATAGACTCGAACTCTTCGCTCTCAATATAGTCAAATAACTTCAGCTGCCAGCCCTCCGGCTCGGCCGCGAGCGCCTGGGCGAGGGCATCGGCACATTTCACCAGCAACGTGCGATCAGATACGAACGGCAGTAATGGCTCGACAGCTAATTCTCTCAGCCGTTGAATGTCGTCTGGATAGATCGCCTGGAGGCGGCTCGTCCCGTCAGTTATTGGCATCACTCCTCTAGCCTCGCTTCTTCTCGGAATCGATCGCTCGCCGCTTTGGTCGCGCCGCAGCGATGGCACTTCAACGTCTCTGGAGGATGGAGCTTGACGTGCGTCAGCTTCCCTCCTGCACGTTTCATACAGCCACACGGCCACCAGTCCGGAGGCGGCTGTTCGGAAGATTGGCGCGTCGGGGTCATCGGGATCGCTCCGCTCGATTGATTCTTCGCCTACCATCCTCGCTTGGTTGTAGTTGCCATCGCGCCAATCGGGCAGCGACACGGAAATGCGTGAGCAAGCCCTTAGTCTGGGCTAACGTGAGATGACACGACCTAGCCTCTTGCTCAGCTGTCGTTAACGCAAGAATGCTCCGAATGACTGAGAGGCGCGGCTTATCTATCCTACGTGCTAATTGTCTTTTGCTTTCACTCACGGCTCTGGCTCCTCTGGGCGCCCGCCGAGGGGCGCGACTAACTCCACTGCTTCAATCCAATAGTCGTCTCGTTGGCCGTCAGCGCCTATTGATTCATTCGCCGGATCAGCTATCCACGCTAGCGCATCAGCTTTCACCTCGAAAGCCTTGGCGACTTCGACGCACCCAGTCTCATAGGCCACACATCGTTGCACGACGTAGATGGTCATTTGACCCCACAGTGCGCCAGCACGTCAGATTCTGTTTTCCACACGTGAATCTTGACTTGGGCATGTAACCGCTTCTGGTCCGGTGTCAGATGTCCTCGATGAGACTTAAACTCCACCCCGATGAACTGCCCGCTAGACGGAATCCGCGCCACCATCACATCCGGTCGACCGGCGCCTAACGCTGAGGTGTCCATCACATAGCAACCGAGCTGCCGTGCCAGCTTCACTAACGGATGATGGGTGCTGTCAACTTTCGCCGCCCGTCTCATCGGTGCTGCTCCTTGTAGGCCGCAATCTGCTGGAGGTTCTGACAGGCCCACCGACCTCCACATGGGGGATCATGGGGACAGACCCATTCCGAAGGCGCCAGGGTCACATTCCCGGCCGGATTGACCACAGGTGGGGAGTCAAGCCAGCGCGATTGGTTGAGCCACGTGGCCGGATTTGGGGTGTATTTGCCTTGCTCCCGCGCTAACCACGTTTTCTGCGACTCGAGCGCGGAGAGCATCAACGCAAGAGCCGAGGCGCTGGGGTTGAGCCGTGTCCAGATCTTCAAAGCTCCCCCTTTCCCGACTTTCTTCGGATACCGAGCCCAGAATTCATCAAAACGGGCCACAAGAGCCGAAGGCTCGATGTGATCTTGTATTTGTTCTTGATCTACTTCTGCTTCTACTTCTGCTTGCGTGATATCACGGCGTGACACGGTGACATCACGGCGTGACGCTATCCTCTGGCGGTAACGTCTTGACCGCTCCGCCATCGTGTAGTCACGTTCACGATATTTGATGTAATTCAGGATGATGTAGCCACCCTCAACGCGCACTAGTCGGCGCCCGTCGTATTCAGGACTGCGACTACCCTTTTCAGGCTCTCCAAGGCGTATCAGGGCCTCAATTCCGACCTCTTGAGCCACCCCAGCTCTATAGACGATTCCAACGCCAGCAGCCGACACAAACCCATACCAACCCACCGGAACGATCCAGCCGGTCAAGGCTAAGCTGTTCACGCATATTTGAGGGGTGGGCTCTTTGAGTTCGAAGGGTTCAGCCATTAGAAGCGCCGTCAAAAATACTTCCCGACATTCCCGCTCAAACCATAAAGTAGAGTCGAGAATTCCGCAGTCCAACTTGACGAATGGCATGTGTAAGCGTCACTGTATCACGCCGTGATGTAAAGTCAATAGACTGGCCGACATTTCTTACAAAACGCCTGTTTTACTTTGCCGCGGTCGCGAATATAGACCAACGCCGGACGGCCGCAGGCACACCGTAAATGATGGGGCGTTGAGCTGGCTCTCTGCTCGCGCTCGACTTGTTGCCCGAATTGCACGAACTTCTCACTCAAGATGGCTCGTGTGCGTTGCCGATTGCGTAAGACCTCACCATCTGCACGGGCGAGCGTTTGAGCCCGAGACCAGTCGCGTCGATATTGGCGATTACATGCGAGACACATCGCAGAGCGAGTCTGCAGATATTTCACGCGACCTACTCGCGTCACGCTAATAAACGGTGCTGTGCAGACTCGACAAGCCCGCGTGACCGCGACCGTCTCAGTATCGGGATTGCGGCGTTTCATTCTCGGCTTTCCGCACGGGCCACTGGCGCAGCACCCAGATATGCGCCTGCCCCCGCTGCTGCTCAGAACGCAGGTTCTCAGACAGCCACGCGCTCGAGACGTAGGCGGGGGACTCGCGCCAGAGCCAGGAGAGCCAGCGCGTCATTTGAGACCTGCCAGCACATCTAAGGCTTTCGAGATCTGGTTCAATGCCAATGCAATGCTGACAACTGAGCCGGCAAAAATGCCTATACTAAGAACAAACCAGAATGGATAACGCTCACTCATCGCTTCGTCCGTTTCTTGGGCGCGTCATGGAGCGTATTCGCCCAACTGTCCACAATCAGCGTCAGGCGGTTGAGTTCGCGCGTAATCGCCTTGGCTTCGCGGCTCGCCTGCCGTAGACGGTCGATCGCGTCATCGAGTTCTTGGCGCGTCTGCCGGACAATGGACTCGGTTAGGGACATGGGATCTCTTTTCGCTGAATCCTGCCGTGACAGTCGTTAGACCCTAGAGACGCGCACAGAAGAACACCATTCCTAGGGTCGTAGCGTGTTGTTTTCTGCCGCCGTCCGATGCGGTGGTGAACCTCGCCACGCACCCACGCATCTGTCGCACGTTTCACCCACGTTCCGCATCGTTGACATTTTGCCAATCCATCAGGCGCAGTCCATCGCGCGGATTCACGAGCCCATACCGCATCCCGAAACGCCTTCAGCCGCTTGGCATCCTCACGCTTCGCTCGCGCCTTAGCGCGCTTGCGCGCTTCCGGTTTCGGAAAGCCTACCGCCATCCCAGTCGCTCCAAATCCGCGTGGATGCCGTTCAAGAGAGCGAGCGTGCCCACGACCCAGGCGTCGAGAACGACGCTCACAGGGCCTCCTGAGCTGTTTCTGGGGCCATCTCCGCACGGATCGCCGCCCATTGGTTGCAGAACGGCGCGGCATTGCAGTAACGCTCGCAGCGCATCGAGCTTCCCGGCCGTTCCACGATGCCGAGTGGCGCACCGCCAACATACGTCAGAGCTTCCGCCCGAGACTCAAACACCCGCACGGCCGACTTGCGACCAGCTTTCATCACGGCATAGGTCGTGGGCTTCTCCCACCGTTCTTCGGGTGTGCAAGGCGGCAGCAGATCATCTGCGATATTCTCGGTGGTCTGATGGAGCACCACGCGGCCGGTAATGAACTGCCGTTGCCAGTCCGCGTCCCACAGTTCCACCCATTTCACCGCCACCGGCACCTCGGGATACTTGTCCTGGCCGGCTTTCCCCGCTTGCCAGTCTCGCAGAATCCCCACAATCCGTGCCTTCTGCACCGTGAAGCCGGCCTGCGCAAACAGCCACGCATACACGTTTAACTGAGCTTCCCAATCCGGATGCTCGTCCAAAATAAACGACCACACCGATGTCACCTTGTAATCAGTCAACACCATCTCAGCATCGAGCAAATCCGCTTGCCCGGTAATCGTCCAGCCGTTCACGACCGCCCGTAACCGTTCCTCGGTCAGATGGTTCGCGCTGGAGGACTTGTCGAGCACCGAATGCACCGCTTGCCCCAGCAGCGCCCAGATGCGGTCTGAGGCATCCTCCACGATGTCCGCTTGGTGCCGCATCTCCAGCCAGCGTTGCCGCGGAGACTTGAGCAACGCCGTCGCAGAGATATGGCCCACCTTCTGATACCACGGAAAGGTCACAGCCGCGACAAGCGGCGCCGGCAGATTGTAGCGATTCGTGATGGTCAAAATGGGTAATCTCCGTCAGCTGGCGGCGGCACGTATTCACTGTCGTCGTGTTCATCCTCTGGTTTCTTCGCGTCCGCTTTCTCCTTCCGCAGCGCTTTTGCTAGTTCCTCGATGGGCTTCAGCTTCTCCAGCTGCATCAGTTCGCCTTCGCTCACGTCCGTATTCTTCCGCGCCGGCATGACGGTGTATTTGACTTCCTTGGTCCCAGCCCCGTCTGCCATCACGGTCACGTCGTAGGGCATCGGGCAGTCCTCAAAGGCGTAATCCTCGCTGCCCTGGAGGGCTTCGATCTGCTTGTAAATCGTGTGCGCCATAAAAAACGGCTTGACCTTCTGGTCGCTCTTATCGGTCACGTAACAGAGCCACTTGAAGTTTGGCCGGCCCTGATACTCGCCCGGATGTGGCACGCAATCCGTCATCAGGCGCATGCGGTTCGCGCCTTCCTTCAGTTTGAGGTAATCGCCAGAACCCAAGAGCCCTTGTTTCTGCGCCTTGGCCCGATTGTCGGCAAACGATCCCATTACTTCGCCTCCTTGTTCAACGATTCCGCTTTCGCCTGCGCGGCGTGGGACACCGCATCGATGGCCCGCCACGCGTTCTCCACCATCTGCCAGATTTCATACGCCGCCTGCGGGTCGGTCACGTCCTGCACGGCTTGGAGGATGTCTGCACATGCCCCGTGGATGCTGTAGGCCGCTCGCTGCACTTGTTCGGTCGGGGCGGGCTTGGGCATCATGAACGGAGCATGCGGCGCCAGCTTTATTAGGCGCTCAACGTTCCCTCGGTAGTAGGCGACAAGATCATCGCGTTCTTGTTGGGTCATCATCAGTGAATCCCCCGCACCTGTCGATGGATATGTTTCACGGCGGCGTCGGTTAAGTGGCCATCCTTGTAATATTCGGCCAGTTTCTGTTGACATTCGTCTATTGAGCGTTGTTGCACGCGTCGTAAGTGGTTCGAGGTCAGCGTGTAATCGAATTGGCCGGTATCCTCCACGCGACCGGCCACGCGCTTCTCCGGCGCTCTCTCTAGGGACTCGCCGTGGAGTAATCGCAAGGAGCCATTGAGCGCATCCAGCCCCACCCAGACACAGACCGTGCCGAGAAAGGCCAGGATCACGACGGCGAGAATCCAGATCGTCACTTGGCACGCTCCCGTTGCGAGATGAACGATTTCGGTCCTCTAACCACGCCTTGGTCAACCCGCTTATAGATGGCTACTCGTTGTCCAGGCTCTAGCGATTGAACGCCATCAGTGAACACGCACAAGTAATCGTCATCGCCATCGCTATTCAGTTCATACGCCAGATGAACCACTTGCGGAAACGCTTTCGACTTCATCGCGTAATCCCTCCGAGAATGGCCCCGACAATGAGCACCGCGCCGACCAGCACGATCCCGATGACGATGAGCGAGAGGAGATACAGCATTAGACGTTCCTCCCATGAAACGGCCCGCGATGGTCGCAGGAACCGGGATGCCCAGCCGCCCGTCGACAGAACACAGGCACGAGGTTGTCGTAATAGAGTCTCCCGCAGCGATAGACAGGTTTTGGATCAGGTTCGCGGCGCTTAGGGCTGCGCTCGTTATCGTAGGCGAGTTCGTCCGGCCCGGCGTTCCATGAGTTCGGCATCACATCCCCCCGTCACTCTGCCCGCCCTGCGCCGCTCGGTAGGTGTCCATCACCGCACCTCTAATGGATGTGGTTCACTAACATGCCGAAACCGCTTCATTTCGTGCGAGGTGCGCTCCAGCGGCTGCTTACAATGCGGACACAGCGCATGCTTCAGGAGCGGACGCCCGCGCCACGTAAAGCGTAGACGGCACGTTGAACACTTGCCCTGCTTGTCATGGCCCTTGGCGTCAAAGCCGAGCCAATAATCATTGCCGATGGCTCCCATGTCTCAACCTCCACAGCCATCTTACTAAACGCTTGGCTTCGTGTCAAGCTTTTTCTTTTGGGAGGCCAAGATGGAGCGAATCAGGCCGTTCCGGCGGGCCGCTTTCTTCTTTTTCTCACTGGTAGACTTGCCGCCCTTACGGCCCATGACCGCTGCCGCCTTACTGATATCGGATGTGCTCATGCGCTTACTTTACACCGCTTGGCTTGCATCTGACAAGCGTTTCTGTATAATGGCCGCATGTCGCTGTTTCTCCCCACCGTGCATCTCGAGTTCACCGCCGACGAATGGCAGATCCTGAACCGGCCCATCGTGGCGAAACAGGACGGCGGGTTTCAGTCGTTGCTCCGCCGGTTGATGGCCGGCGCGCAGACCATGACACTCACGATTGAGGATGCCGACCTGCAACGCTGCTACAGATACGGCTACGATACGCAATCAGGCGGAGGCTACGAGGACAGATTTAAAGCTATCGTTCGCGCCGCGCTGCGGGCGGGCTGGGTGCCGGCATGAGGGACGTAAGCCTCTTTCCGCAACCGCATCTGTGTTGGGAGCATAAAGAGCCACAGGGCGAACCGCTCTCACAAGACGAGTTCAGCGTCGAACAGCCGTTAGTGTGTGTGATCTGCGGGAAGGTGCTCGGACATATCAGCTATACCCGAGAAGCATGGGACGCGATTCAGGCTAAGACGGCCGTTGCTCCAACGCCTGCTTCAGTTCCAGAGGCACAGTAATGCCTATGCAACATTTCACGGTATGTGCTGGCTATGACTATGAAGCTGATGCACGTCGGGCGAGTCGATCCTTAGCGGTGGATCTTATTGCGCGGCTAGAGCGAGAAGGCTGGACAGAGTTTCAAGCGCCCCCACGTTCAATCCGAGATGACGGCGCATGGGATAAGTTCGCCAACTGTCGGATCCTTGTGAAATGGATTGAACCTCATTTACTGACTGAATGGGCGGGACAGTTTGCCGTGCGCGTAGACGTGCTGGCCTTTAGAAAAACTAGCTTGGACGCTGCTCCAGCGCCTGCTTCAGTTCAAGGAAACGTGCCCGAGAAGCTCTCGTGAGCGTCTGGTCGAAAGACTCAGAAGGTAAGGGTTCGACTCCCTTCTCGGGTTCCAAGATTCAGCATTGGCCCCACGTGGGGGTATGTTCTGACGTGTTTACGCTTCGTGCGGAATCTGATGTCTATGGTTATTTTAGGAGACGACCGAGATGTCCGCGTTGTCAGCGCATGAAACATCCACAAGTGACGTGGAACGGCGATTATCAACTTGAAGGTTCACTAGGTCGCCATTGTAATCATTGCCATATCCGATGGAGCGACGATAGCAAGCCAGGATATTGGGCCTGTTATGGACAGCCGGAAGCAGTGCTAGAACGATTGATTGAAACCTTGACACCGTGAGTCGTCAATTCGGCCGCTGCTCCAGCGCCTGCTTCAGTTCCAGAGGCGTAATCGGCCGATTCGTCTGGAGCGCAAACTCATAGCAGAGCACGATGATCCAGTGCAGGAGGTCTAAGTCCCTCGACTCGATCTCTTGCGCCCACATCGAGCGATAGGCTTCAGGCACTGAACATCTCCGCCAGCACGCCTTGACTGAGCCGCTTCGCCGCGATCTCGCAGTAACGTTCCTCGCGCTCGATGCCAGTGGCCTGCTTGCCGAGTCGTTTGGCTGCGACTAAGGTGGTCCCGCTGCCCATGAACGGATCGAGGATGGTTGTAGCTTCAAATAAGCCTAAGACCCACCGGCACAAGGCTTCAGGTTTTTGGGTAGGATGTTCTCGACCATCTTGAAGCGATGACGCCCGCGAATAGCTAAAGACACGGATCGCTCGATTCTCACTCGTCCATGCAAGCTCCGCGTCGGCTAAAGAGAAATCGCGCTGCCCCTTGTCCCAGACTAGCCAGCCAGAGCTAATCGGCAAGTCGAAATAGTTCCCGCCCCAGACCACAGATTGACGGCTGATAATCCGCGCAGCCGCTATTGCTTCAGAAGGCGCAGGCTCGTTATCCCAGCCAGTGGAGCCGTAATCAACCCAGCCATGCTTTTGGGACTTGCGATCTCGGTCGGCCTTGATGCCATACGGGGGGTCTGTTAATAGCAGATCGAACGATTGTGTCCTGAGCCCTTCCCATTGCTCCATCACGACTCGACAATCCCCGTGATAGATCGTGATCCCGTCCTGCTCGTAGTAGGGCTTAGGCATGGCACGGCTTCCACCAATGCGGCTTACACGGCGGTTTCGGTGGCTGCGCATTTCCAACCGTCTCCAGTAGGAACACCCCAAACTGCGGGAAGGTATCCGGCCCGAGCGCCATCGGATAGCCGTAGGGCTTCGCTACCGTGTGATTCGCCATGCTCAAGCTAATCCGCCCCGAGCCGTCATATGTTGGGGTCTGGGTGTCTACGAAGTAATCCGACAGGTTCCGCCATCTGAAGCTCTGCCCCTTCACCCAGCCCCAGCCCGACACGTCCACATTGACCACTGGCGCTGCATCCCAGTTCTCGATGACCACCGTATGCCGGCCGGCGTCATAAGGGTCTGCCAGAGCCACGACGTTGACCCCAGCGGGCTTTGATTCAGGATGCCAGGTCCCTGTGGGGTCCCAGCCTAAGGTCTGCTGCCAAGCCTGCGGAGCGGGGCAATAGCCGTATCCTGGGGTCGTCGTGGCAAACCAGTAGTAGAAGCAGTCTAAGGGTCGGTTGGTCCGCACGTAGGCCATATTCCCGATGTCTGTGGTTGGCTGATAGTAGGTGTTCCCGGTCCAGGTGTAGTCCGCTGGCACGTTCCCGGTGCCGTTCAGGAACACCGCCGCGAGGTATTGGGTGCCGATGGCCGTAAAGAGGTTCCTGGCCACGGTCACGGCTTTGGACAGGGACAGGTTGAACGTCGTGCCCCAGAACGTCGAGCCTTGGATGACCACCCCAGTATTATCAGGATTCCCGTAGCCGAGTGACAGGTTGGCCCGGTAAAAGTGCGAGTCTGAAACTAGTAGATCGACTAGGGGCGTGTTCCCACCAAAGAGGGCCGTCTGGTTCCAGATCAGGAGCTGGTTCCACGAATAGTGGTCTTGGTGGGCGCTCGAACTGCCGTATTGTTGAACCCCATAGCCGAAGTTGTTGAGCGTGGCGGTTAGAGTGAAGGTTTTGTGGCCGGTGGTGTTTTGGGTGTAGATGCCGTGGCCGTGGCCACGATCTGGGGCCATGAAACCGTTGTTGTAGAGCACGTTCCCAGAGAATGCGCAGTCGATGCATTGATTCCAGGCCCCAAGACCATTAAATGCGTCGTGGATGACGTTGTCGATGAGTTGTAGCCGAGTTCCATAGGCAAATACTCCATTTCTGCGCCGGCTGTTCGCGTTCGCCGGGTCATCATCAGAGCTCGTCACCCACACCCGCGAATCGGTCCCGGTATCGGTGATCTCGAACCCCTGCACCGTCACATCGTTCCCGAGAATCACCAGCATGGCTTGCGGAATATCACCCACCCACGGCGCGTTCCCGTCAATCTGCGGCAGTCCCACGCCTTTGAACGTGACGCCGTTCACGGTTTCGATGAAGTGGCCTTTATAGGTGCCCGCTTGCACGAGCACGGTATCGCCCGCCTTGATCTGGCCGTTGTTGCCAGCAAAGGCTTGCGCGAGGGTCAGCGTAGAGCTCGGCGTCACCGTCCACGTGGCCGCGGAGACGGGAGCGACCAGTAGCAGGAATGCTAGGGCGTAGTAGGTTGATGTGCGGCTAACCACGCGCTGTCCTTGGCGAGCGAATTGATAAGCGCCTCATAGTAGGCTTCAAGCACTTCAGTATCTGTAGGCAATGGTTCCTGCGGTTGTGCGCGATGGAATAGCGCCTTCAGTAACGCAATTGCTTGCGGTGTTTCTTGGATAGCTATATCAAGAAGCTGTTGATTCATGGCAGTTCCTCCAGCAGCGTCTTAACCAGCCCAAGATAGGGCGCCAACACCTTGACTTCCGCCGGGGGTAAGTCTTTCGGCAGTTCATCGAGTCCCGCAAGGACCGCCGGCTTCCAACCTGACCCGCTCGCTTGCATCACCTTCAAGGACGACTCATGATACTGCACGACTTTCCGCGTCGTGGCCGTGTTCAGGAGCGGCGGCACTTCCGCATTCGCAGCAATCGCGGTATCTCGCAACAGGTCCAGCCCCTTAATCACCCGCGTGTTCTGGAAGGCTTGCTGGCCGGCCGGCGAGAGGCTCGGCGGCGCGGAGGCACACGCCGTGAAGGTCAGCGCGAGGATGAGCAGCCAGGTCTTCATCGGGGTAACACGCTCAAGAGATGCACAATGACCAAAAGTATCACCGCCACCCAGAGCGGACACTTCCCAAGCGCACTAGCCACCGTGCAGACGAATGCCGCGAGAACGAGCAACAATGTGACTGATAACATGATTATCCTTTCAGGGTATCTTGAACAGGCGCGGTGACCGTGACCTTCGGACCTGCTTCCGGCACGGGGACCGTAATCACCGGTGCCGCCGCTTTCTGCTGCAACGCGATCGCAAACACCAACTGATTGAGCGCAATCTGCTGGACCCAATCCCACAGCCCATGAAAGATGACCCAGAGCGGAGGGATGGCCAGCGCAATCTTCCAACCGACATCGCCGTTTCCCTCGACGGCGCCGTGCATGCCGACTGCGGCCCCGAGCGCCCCGAGCATGGAGGCCAGCCGATGCACGCGGGCTTCTTCCATCGGCAGATTCTTGGCCAAGGCCCCATACCATTTCGTGCCTTTCAGGTATTGCAGGCCATAGACCACCAGCGCCGAATTGGTCAGATGGGAGAGGATCGAGACTTCCATCGGCGTAGTCTACTCCTAGCCCGTGTATAACGCCCCAAGGGACCGGAAATAGGCCCGTTGGGCATCGATATCGACCTGCATCTGTGCAATCGCGCCGGGATCGCTCATATCCACCCGGACCCACTCGAAGGGGTAATCACTCTCGAAACAACAGTAAGCCCGCGGCCCCCGCGTGCTATCGACCAGATAGAACGGTGGGTTGGGATCGCCCTGCTGGTTTGGGGGTCGATGGTAGGGTCGAATCATCCGCCCGAGGACTTGCCACGTCGCATCGTTCTGCAGCGAGCCGTCTACGCCAAACTCCCCGAGCACCACATCGAACCCGCCCATCCGCCCGCCTGGTTGGTAATCCTCTCCGCCTTCACCAAGCGGGATATGGCCGACGTTGTGCTCGAGCCCCAGATAGCAGGTGGGTTGAATGGCGCGGGCAATCTTGGCCCAGTTCTCGATTTGGTCCGGTTCCCAGCCATAAAACACGCCGTCATACCCCGGCATCGTGAAGCCGTATTGCAACTGCTCCGGTGTCAGGGCTTCCATAACCAGCCGCACAATCTGCGTGCTCTGCGGTTGGGCTTCGTCCATCGTCACGATGAACCGAAACCCGGCACGAATGACTTCATCAATCAACGCGGAGAACTGCGGTTGTAACGCGGTGAGGCCATTCGTCCAATCCAACGGGCCGAATTTATCAGGGCTATAAAACTGGTTCGGCTCGTTGTAGAGCACCGGCCCCGAGGGGACATGCACAATCGCGTGTGTGTCTCCGGCAATGCGCTTCATCGCATAGGCGTTCTGCCGGGTCTGTGCATCACACCACGATAGGCACGTATCCCACCACGGCATCTGGCCGTATTGCGCTGAAGGAACCACAATCCCGCCAAGAAAGTGCATGTTCACGCCGAGGACTTCGGCTCGAGTCGGCACGGGAGGCCACGGCGGAATCGAGGGAATCAACCCAACAGCCGGCAGTTCGCTGTCCGTGGTCGGAATCAGGATCCAGGCGTGATAGGGTTCGTAGCCTTCTGCCGTAATGTCGAGGTTCCCGCCCCAGCCCGGCACATCGGCTGGCACGTCGAACGTCTGATGCCCGTAGCCCGTGGCCGTAATCGGCACGCCTGAGGGCGGTGTGCGGTCCCCGACCGGCGTGAGGATGCAGAGGGCATCTGGAGGCGTGACGGTCAGCGACACAAAGCGGGCAGACATTAGCGTTGTCCCAACTTCGCAAGATTGCTCAGTGTGCCAGCCATCGGGCGAATCGTGGCATCATTAAATCCAGTCGTGGGAACTTCAAGGCGTTTGAATTGTGGATGAATATGGTAATACTGTTCGCCTGGTTGCGCGAAAACTGGCTTCCCTTCAGCGATTCGCTGATAAGCGAAATCCACCGCCTTCTGCACAATCGAAGCGCGGATCTTGTCGCTGTCTTTCATATTCAGTAGGTAACTGATTTCAGAAGCGTCAAGAGTCGGCACGAGCGTGGGAATCTCCATCCCCTCACCCCACGGAGGCACCGCGCCGCGACCATTAGGCCGTGGAATACCAATACTAATCTCGCTCGACACACGACCATCGGGCCGCTTGAGGATACCTAGAAATCCATTTCCCTTTTCGGTTCCATCAGCGCGCCGATCCCAAGTCGTGCGATCAATTGGATCTTCAGGCATCACGGCACATCGAGAAAAATGTGCCGACCAACCGAGGCCCGCACGGGTTGATTGATCGCCCAACTCGGCGGATGGGAGAGGAATAGACTTTCGGTCAGATAGTGGTTGGCACCGTTCGTCGGATCTTGATAGCAGGCGCCTGAAATAATCCCGTCCGCAATCCATTCCGCTTGCGCGAGTTCCGGCGGCGGCGATTGCGTCATCAGCACATTAGCCGCCCGCTCCATCAGCGCATAGTTCGGATCGTCCGCATTGAAACACGAAAACTGCGCCGGGGCGAGGCAGATATCCCGCCACCGAGCGCCGGCCTTCGCTTTCAAACGGTTCCGCACGACACAGGCGACGGCGATCTGCCCTTCCACGGGTTCGCCGCGGGCTTCCCCGTAAATGGTCAGCGCCAGCACCACCGCATCCGGGAGTTGATGAATCGGCGTCATCGTCCTTCCCACGGCGCTGTGGATCCGCCGATACGCTGGTGATTTGTTCTGCCAAAATAGAACCCAATCACCAGAAAGAAGCCGTTAGAGAGCAGCAAGAAGGCTTCTCCGCTGACGTTGAGCGCCATCCGGGCGGATACGTAAAGGGTCGCTGACGCCACCGACACCGCAATCAAGGCTTGCGTCACTTCCCAAATCAGATTGATGCGCCGCTGACCGTGGGCCGTTAAGTCTTGCGCTTCGGTCGTGGTCGATGGGAGCGAATCCGACGGCACCGCCATTAGGGCCGCACATCATCAAAATGGGGGAGCATGGGTGTCTCCCTGTGGAGGCATCATTCACTCCCTGCGGTTTCTGGTTGCGCCAGTGCGACGACTGCCGTGCGAATCAGATCGGGCGAGACTTTCGCCGCCGCACCCGCACTCTGATAGAGCCCATTCGCCAGCATCGACTTAACAGCCGGCGAACGGTCAATCAAGGCGGTCAAAAATACCATCGGGTTATGTGTGACCCAGGCAAAGCCAATCGGATCCTTGTTCCCGGTCAACGCCACGCGACGTCCGAGCGCGTTCAGGGCTTTGAGTTGGTCCGCTTCCTTGGCATTGAGCACATCAATCCCCGGCGCGGCCCGTTCCAGTTCTTCCTTGAGGCCACGGGCGAGCGCTTTTTGCGCTTCGGTTTCCGCTGAACCGAGTTGGCCGTATTTCTTACTCAAGACGCTGTAGGTGCCTTGCTTCAGCGATTGGGCCTGCGTCGGACTGAGCATCTGCCCGCCGTGCGCTTCCAGAAACTGATTCCCGGCTTCAGCGACCGCGTTCAGGTCAGGGCCGGGATTGACTTGGTTGGCGAACTGTTTGGCCGTCTCGGTCAACCGAGAGGCCACGGCGTTTGGATGGATTTGTGCCCCTGCGGCTTCGGCGCCTTGAATCGCGGCTTTGACATCGCTATGCGTGGCATTGAGCAGCGCCTTGAGTTTCGTCACGCCGCTTTCGGTGACGTTCACGCCTTCATCCAGCAGCGTCTTGACCACCCGCGGCACCGGAGCGCCCTTCACC